ACCAAAGTTTAAAGATACTGAAAAGGTAGCAAAAATACTTAATAAAGATATAAATGATGTTGCTAATTTTCTAAAAAAACATAAACTTGACGCAGACGATTTATTAGATGTTATTGAAACGGGTGGTAGAAGATACTCACTTGCAATCATAGCAGCTATGAAAGGTAATCGTAAAGCATTAAGACAATTAGACGATTTATTAGGATTTTTATAAACAAGAAGAAAGAGAGTAAAGGTTGTTAAAAGTACAGATTCGTAAGGGTCAATCAGTAGAAAAAGCACTAAAAATATTCAAACGAAAAGTAAAAGACTCAGGTATTATGTTTGAATTAAAAGAACGTTCTTTTTACAAAAAACCATCAGCGTTAAAAAGAGAACAAACAAATAAAGCAAAACTACGAACCAAATACGAAAAATTAAAAAATCAAGAAGATTAAAATAAATACACACTTTGTGTGATATTTTTTTAAAACTTGATACTTATTATTAAATAAATACACTATCGTACTTATCGTACATCATATAGTGTAACCGATTAAAACTAATCTAATTATAGTTCCAAATAACTATATTGAATCCAACGGAGAAAAACATAATGGATGACTTATTAAGAGAAGCTATTGCTGACGCAAAATCAGTTCGTGAAACTGCACTTGCAAACGCTAAGATAGCACTTGAGGAAGCATTTACACCACGTTTACAATCTATGTTGTCAAAGAAAATCCAATCTGAAATGGAAGATTCCGATGAAGAAATGGAAGACGCTGAAGAAATGAGAGATTCTGAAGAAGGTATGCACGATGAAGAAGAAGGTATGCACGACGCAGAAGAAGAAATGGACACAGATGAAATGGAAGATTCTGAAGAAGGTATGCACGATGAAGAAGAAGGTATGCACGACGCAGAAGAAGAAATGGAAGAAGTCGAAGACAAAGATGAAGAAGACGCCGAGGAAATGAGAGAAGACGAAGACGCAGAAGAAGAAGACTCAGTAGAGGAAACTGAAGATGCTGAAGAAGAAGACTCAGAAGAAATGAGAGAAGAAGAAACTGAAGAAGAGGACGAATTAGACCTTGAATCAGTTCTTGCAGAACTTGAAAAAGACCTTGACGACGAAGACCAAGTTGACGAAATGGAAGACAAAGAAGAAGAAGAAAAAGTCGATGAAAACGACGTATCTTCTGAAATCGGAAAAGCCGACAACAAAGTAGCTGATAAAGCTAACGATTCATCATCAGTAGGACAAGGACCAGAATCTGAAGGTTCTGACAAGAAAGCCGGAGACGAGCTTTCAGACCACGATACGGTTAAAGAGTCAGAAGACAAAGAAGAAGAAGACCTTGACTTAGACGAAGTATTAAGAGCACTTACTGAAGAAGACAAAGAAGAAGAAGACGCGGAAGAGAATGAAAAACTCAAAGCAGAGATTAAAGAACATCGTGAAGTAATACACTTTATGAGAAGTAAATTAAACGAAGTTAATTTATTGAACGCAAAACTATTGTTCTCGAACAAATTGTTCAGAGCATTTGGATTGAATAACAACCAGAAACTAAAAGTTGTAGAAAACTTTGACAGAACTAAAAACCTAAGAGAAGTTAAATTGGTTTACGCTACATTAGCAGAATCATTTAAAAGACCAACAAAGTTAAGTGAGTCAGTTTCTAAAGGTTCAAGTTCAAAACCAACTCGTTCTACAAAACCAGCGAAAGCAGAGGTATTGTCAGAAGGAGCAGAGTTAAAAGCAAGATTCAAGAAATTAGCAAACATACTTTAGGAGACTAAGAAATGAGTAAATTAAATTCAATTGAAACTTTGATGGACGGACATAATCCACAAAGACAATTATTAGAACAAACTCGTCAGTTAGTATCTAAATGGGAACCAACAGGTTTATTAGAAGGTATGGAAGAAGAAAACAAAAGACACGGAATGGCAGTATTGCTTGAAAACCAAGCAGGTCAGCTAATCCAAGAAGCATCAGTTACTGGTGGACAAAACGCAGAAGAGTGGAGCGGTGTAGCTTTACCATTAGTTCGTAGAATTTTTGGTGAGTTAGCAGCTCAAGACTTTGTGTCAGTTCAACCTATGAACTTACCTTCAGGTCTTATTTTCTATCTTGACTTCAAATATGGAACTGCACAAACAGGTAACCATACAGAAAACTCAGATGTATATGGTAATACATCAGGGTCTAACGTAGACGCAAGCGGCGGTTTATACGGCGCAGGAAAATTCGGATACTCAATCAACGACAAATCAACTGATTCCCTAGCAATTCACGCATCAAACATTGATGCTGATGAATTCACATCGGGTTCAGTTTCTTTCGAAGATGTAGCATTCGAACCAGACCTATCAGCTTCAGTATCATTAGGTGCTAATGCAGATAATGGTCTTGTGAAGATTACAACATCAACATTAGCATACACAAATGCTGATACAGACGGAGTTAGAGCATTCTCTATCTCAGGTTCTGGTTTTGATGAATTCTTCCCAGCACATACTAAATTCGATGCGGTTAATAGTCGCATTAGTTTTGTTGTTAAAAAATCAGTAGCAACAAAACCGCTTAACGCAGTGATTAAATATCACGCACAACCAGCAACAAATTACACAAGAACTGATTTTGAAGCATCAGCAGCTAATGTTGACGCAAACCCTGAAACTGATATTGATATACCAGAATTAGACATTGCGTTAAAGAGCATTCCAATCATCGCTAAAACTCGTAAGTTAAAAGCAGTTTGGACTCCAGAATTAGCTCAAGACCTTAACGCTTACCATTCAGTAGACGCAGAAGCAGAATTAACATCATTACTTTCTGAGTACATTTCTATGGAAATTGACTTAGAAATTCTTGATATGTTGATGTCAAACGCTTCAGCTAAAACTGAAAACTGGTCAGCAAGAGTAGGATTTGAGTATGATTCAGCTACTGGAGTATTTGCAGAATCATCAGGTGAGTCAAATGCTTACACAAAAGGTGACTGGTTCCAAACACTTGGAAACAAAATCCAATCAGTAAGTAACGCAATTCATCAGAAAACACTAAGAGGTGGAGCTAACTTTATAGTAGTATCACCAGAAACTGCAACAATCCTTGAATCAATTCCAGGATATGCAACAGGTGCTGATGGCGATGCAACGAGCAACCAGTTCGCTATGGGTGTTCAAAAGGTAGGGGCGATTAACAACAGATACACTGTTTACAAAAACCCATATATGTTAGAAAACCAAATCCTTGTAGGTTTCAGAGGAAGTAATTTCTTAGAAACAGGAGCGGTTTACGCACCATATGTACCGTTAATTATGACACCACTTGTATATGACCCGAAAAACTTTACACCACGTAAAGGGGTAATGACAAGATACGCTAAGAAGATGGTTCGTCCGGAATTCTATGGTAAAGTCATAGTTGCAGATGTAGATAAAGTATAATTAAGTAATTAATTAAACTAAATCTTATTTGATTAACAAGAAAAAACCCCTATTAATTTAGGGGTTTTTTCGTTTTATTATACTTATTATTGTATATACAAATAGACTATTAATAGGAGAATTTTAATGGCTCAAGAAGCAATATGGCCAGGGTCGGGTTCCGCAGCAAGTGGTTCCACACCTTTCGGATTATTCGATACAGATTCGGAATTTCAGACCGAAGCACCACAAGTAGCAACTTGGTGTGCAAGAAGATTAGGATACCCAATCGTAGATATAGAATTACAAGACACTCAGTTTTATGCTTGTTTGGAAGAATCTATATCAGAATATTCAGCACAAGTAAATCAATTCAATATTCGTGACAACTTATTACACTTAAGAGGTCAATCAACCAGTTCAAACTTTACACACAAACGAGTAAAATCAACCTTGTCTGAAAATATCTTTATTTCAGAAGAATATGGGCAAGAAGCATTAGTTGGTGGTTCAGTAGAAGTTAAAAGAGCTGCAGTATCGGTTAATTCAGGTAGTCAAACCTACGACTTAAATGAATTAGTGGGTGAAGCGAGTGAATCTGGCGCATCCATTGAAGTTAAAAGAGTTCATTATGAATCAAGACCAGCAATCACAAGATACTTTGACCCATATGCCGGAACAGGTATGGGAACAAATAATATGTTGGACGGATTTGGGTTCGGTAGTTATTCACCAGCAATTACTTTCGTATTACAACCAATCTACGCAGATTTATTAAGAATACAGGCAATTGAACTTAATGACCAGATTAGAAAATCTGCTTATTCGTTTGAAATTCGTAACAATCAATTAAGAGTATTTCCTATTCCAACACAATCAGGTTCATTGTGGATTGAATACATCAAAACAGAAGATAGAGACAATCCATTAAGAACAAGATATAGTGGGTCAGCAGATGTAATATCAGATTACTCAAATGCAAACTACGACTTTATGGTTTATTCAAACATCAATGATGTGGGTAAACAATGGATAAGAAAATATACATTAGCATTAGCAAAAGAATTATTAGGTATTGTTCGTTCTAAATATGGAACTATTCCGATTCCAAATTCAGAAGTTTCATTAGACGGGGATACATTAAGAGCCGAAGCAGCCGCTGAAAAAGAACAATTAATAGAACAATTGAGAGAAAACTTAGAACAAACAAGTCGCAAGGCACTTATGGAAGCACAAAGAGATGAATCTGAATCTCAACAAGAAACTTTAAAGAAAGTTCCATATCCCTTGTACATAGGATAATAAAATGCCACAGAGATTTTACGGAAATAAAGATTTGGCAACATTTGAAAAGTTCAATAGAGAACTTTTAGGTGAACCAAACATTGATGATTGCGGGATAATTGACCAGTTTGTAATTCTTTACAGAACTTCAGTATATGATACAGAAACAAATATGTATGGTGAAGCTTCGGAAGGTAAAGTTTACAAACAAGGTGTAAAACTTCCGTGTATTGTGAACGCAGAAGACTTTGATTTTCAATACAATGACTTCGGACCAGACAACAAACAAAATGTTTCATTTGCATTCCAAAGAGCATATCTCGTAGAAGTAGATTTAAAACCAGATATTGGTGATATAATGAAATGGAACGAGGGTTATTTTGAAGTTGATTCATATAATGAAAATCAATTAGTTGGTGGAGACCCAAACAAATCACACTCAATCGTAGTTCAAGCACATCTAACAAGAATGCCAACTACAAACTTAGAAGAATATAGAGGATTTTAATGTCAAGAAACAAACCAATACCAAGAAGTCAACGACTAACATTTAATCGTGGAGAAAAGATAAGTCGTAATTCACCAGGAGCAACAGATGATGTGAAGAATATATCCGTGGGTATTATGGATATGGACTCTGCTATTATGTATTATTTCAATGAAGTAATCAAACCCGATGTAGAGGTCAATAAAGAAAAAGTTAAAGTTCCTTGTATTTACGCATCACCAGAAAGGTGGAATGCAATTTCAAAACAAGGATTTCTAAGAGATAAGAAAAGGCAAATTATAGTTCCGTTGATTGCATTTAAACGAACAGGTATGAGTCGTAATGATAATATGCCAATTGATAAATTAGATGCGAATGACCCAAAGCATTTTTATACATTTCAAAAAAGATACACACAACAAAATCGATTTGACAAATTTTCAGTTCAGAAAAATTTAGAACCAGGTAGAGAATACTATAATGTTTCTATGCCAGACTATATGAATCTAACATATGAATTTACAATATGGACATCATATATTGAACAAATGAATCGTATCGTAGAAAAAGTTAATTATTCGGACGGAGCATACTGGGGTGAACCAGATAAGATGCGATTTAGAACCCAAATTGAAAGTTTTTCAGACGCATCACAAATAGATGGGGAAAAGTTAATCCAAACTACATTTACTGTAAATCTATATGGATACATTTTACCAGAAACATTTGATAGCAAAACAACAACACAAAAATATTTAACACCTAAAAAACTTATAATTAGAGAAAGCACTGAAAAAACTATCGTTGATGGTAAAGGTGAAACTATTGATTTATCTTCAAATGCAGCAGAGTTTGGTGAAGCAACAAAAGATATATTTAGTATATCAATCACTAATCCATTTACATTAGAACAAGGAACAGGTGTTACATTATCTAATAATGGTTCAAGTTTTGATGGTTCAACACCATTATCACAAACAATATCAATTGGACAAGATGTTTCCACAGACGCTGATGTACAATTCAACACATTAACAGCAAACGAATTAAATATTGGAACAGGAACAACAAAGTTTACAGACGGAGGTATTAGTGGTAGTGTAGCACTTACAGGTTCATTTATAACATCACAAAGTGCAACTATTCTTGGAGATTTAACCGTAACTGGTAGTTTAACATCAGAGATGTTTATCACACAAGTTACAACTCGTTCAGTAGATTTCTCAACAGGTTCAAATGAATTTGGAGATACATTAGACGATAAACACGAATTTACAGGTTCGGTTGACATTACAGGTTCATTTAGTTTAAATGGTTATTCAGTAAATGAAATATCAAATGACTCTACTTTTGTCGACCAAAGTGCAACAGCATTAGTTACGGAGAATGCAATAGCAAACTTTAATGTGTCGACCTTAACAACAGATGAAACAACTTATTTAAGAAAACAATTTTTTAAAACATCGTCAGATGTCATATCTACAAACACCGCAAGTTTTACAGCAACAACAGCTTCTGCACCAAGTGGTGTAACAGCAACTACACTAAATGACTTTGTATTCTTTATCAATGGACAATATATGGAACACGATGCATTAGCAATCAGACAAACAGGTTCAGCATTCCATTTAGAAGTAAATACAACATCAATAGGATATGAATTAGAATCTGATGACGAAATATTAGCAATCGGAAAATTTAATTCATAATGTCAGACTTAATATTTAAACTAAACAATCCACTAATTATTTCATCATCAACTGGTGTAACGACACGAGCAAATGAGAAATTATTTACTTCAAAAGAATTTGACGGATTACAAGATAATTTAATTAACATTGCTATCGGACAAGAAGTAGAAGTTAGTTCAGATGTTAACTTTGATAAAGTAACATTAGCACCAGAAACACTTACGATTGGAACAGGTTCAAGAAATCTTGTTCTTAAAGACGGAATTATATCAGGTAGTTTAAATACTGAAAGTGATTTTATTATTACGGGTAATTATATCCCAGAAGACGGATTAACTTTTAAAGGTGTGTTAAATGCACCAACACAATCATTTACAACAACACAAACTACTCAATCCAACAATACAGGTTCAACAAAGTTTGGAACAGAAGTAGATAGTCATAGTCAAAGATTTACAGGTAGTTTAGATTTAACAGGTTCATTTGATTTAAATCGTACGGTAATGTACACAGGTATTTCCAACGACACTACGACATCAGGTTCAAGTGATAAAGCACTCGTTACTGAAAAAGTGGTGTTTGCTAAACTACAATCGTTAAAGCCAGATAGAGATTATTTAAGAAAATCATTTGTACATACAGGTAGTTTTGTTAATTCTACTACATCAAGTTTTAATGCGATTACAGCTTCGGCTCCAGCTAATTTGTCAAGTACGACTGAAAATGATTTTATGTTTTTTATTAATGGTATGTTAGTAGAAAACGACGCATTACAAATTATACAAAAGACATCAACAAATTTAGAATTACACCTTGATTCAAGTGAGTTAGGATACACAATTCAAGGTTCAGATGAGATAATTGGGTTCGGTAAATTTAATAATTAGATATTTATAGATAGGGAAAATTATGGCAAGAACAAAATCAAAACAACTGGCACCACTATTAACATTTACAACGGCAAGTATAGATGTCGTAAGTGGTTCGTTGATTCCAGATGCCGCAAACCTATATAATGTCGGTAGTTCAACACTACCTTACAATAGTGGTTCATTTCAAAATTTAGATGTATCAAGTACAGGTCAAGTTAAAATTACAAACCTATTTGTATCTGACTTTAGCAGGTTTACAGGTTCAGTAGATGTTAGTGGTTCATTTGATAACTTTCAATTAAAAGAACAAACCACAACACCAACCGTACAAGAAGGTGGAATTATATATAGTGGTAGTAATTTTTATCTGGGATTTGATTAAATTCAAACCTAAAATTTAATTTCGTTATATTTATATATATAAAATAATATTGTCTACTAAAGGAGAAATAAAATGGCAAGTTGGAAAAAAGTTATTGTTAGTGGTTCACAAGCTGAACTATCAACACTAACATTAGATACCGCACTACCAGTCGCACAGGGTGGTATAGGTGCAACATCAATAACTGATAAAGCAGTATTGATATCACAAGATAGTGGAACTGACGCTATTGGTTCAGTCGCACTAACTACAAATGGACAATTAATTATTGGTGGTGCAGACGGACCTGCAGCAGCAACAATTACAGGTACATCAGATGAAATTACCGTAACAAACGGAGCAAACTCAGTTACATTGAGTTTACCAGATGATGTAACCATTGGGCAAGATTTAACTATAACAAGAGATGTTACTTCTATCGTTGATATTAACGATATGAGAGATATCGTCGCTTCAAGAAACATTACAAATAGTGGTTCCGTAGCAGATTCACACATCACGGGTTCTATGACTGGTTCCTTTACAGGAGATGGTTCAGGATTGAGTGGTGTAGCAGGAAGTTTCCCAACAACACCGGAAACAGGTGTATCTCACGACGCACTTAAATTTAATGTAAGTGACGGAGCAACAAAATTTATATCAGGTTCCAACTTTGCAGAATATCTATTCGGTAAAGTAAGTGGAGATGCGGCAGTAGCAGCAGGTGGTGCTTTAACAATCGCAGCAAACTCAGTTGAAGGAACAATGTTGAATACAAATTCAGCAGACACATCAACAATAGAACTATCAAGTGATACATTATCAGTATTGAAAGTTCCAAACGCACTTACCGTTGATAACGCAACAATCCAATTAAATAGTGGAACAACATTTGACGGAAGTGGAGCAAAAACAATCGCTATTAAAGACGGAGGTGTTGACGCTGACGCATTAGCAGCCGCAGTAGCCGGAGATGGTTTAACTGGTGGTGGAGGTTCTGCATTAGCAGTTGGAGCAGGAACTGGTATTGATGTAGCAGCAAATGAAATTTCAGTAGATGTATCTGACTTTATGGCTAATGGTTCAAACAATAGAATTATAACCGCAACCGGAACAGACGCACAAAATGCAGAAGCAAACCTAACATTTGACGGAACTACTTTAAATGTTGGAGGTGCAGCAATCATTACGGGTAATTTAACGGTAAATGGTTCAACAACATCTATATCATCATCTAATTTGTTAATCGCTGATAGATTTGCACTATTCAATAGTGGTTCATCAGCAACAGGTGATGGTGGTTTCTTAGTAGGTAGTGGTTCAGCAGGTAGTGGTAGTGCATTTATCTTTGATGACTCAGCAGATAGATTCGGTGTTCAAGTTGATACACAACTCGGACAAGACGCTATTGCTGGTGTACCGGAAGCATATAATTCATTATATGTTTTAACTGCAAATACAGGTTCAGCAACTTACGCAGTTAAAGGAAACATAAAAATAGATGACGGAACAGAAGATATATTCATATATTCATAAGATGAATGATAAGGGTTATTATGGGATTAATAGATAAGGTAAAGACTGACGCCAACGCACCAAGCGATGGCGTCAAACTCTCTAAAGATGAAACAGAATTTATATTATATGTGATTCAAGAAAGTATGATACCAGGAAAAAAATTACTTGAAGCAGTCAAAGTAGTTGAAAAACTTCAAGATAATTATAAAAGATTAAGTAAATAACTTTATTGGCCTTGTGTGGCAACAAGGAAGTGGGCTCAACGAGTAACCAACCATAAGGAGAAAAAATAAATGCCAAGTTGGAAAAAAGTAATTACAAGTGGAAGTGCAGCTTCCCTTTCAAGTATCACTACATCTGGTGATGTAACCTCTGGTGGAACATTAACAATATCAGACTCAACACCAACATTAAATTTCTACGATACTGATGATTCAGCAATTAGAGGATTTATCCAATGGGACGGAACAGCAGGTTCAATCGACTCCGATTCAACACTAACTTTACGAGCAAACAATACATCTGGTGCAAGAATAGAATTAACAAGCGCAAATGGTATTACAAAATTTTACAATGGTTCTACTGCTTATGCACAACTTGATGGTACTGGAACAGACTTAGAATTAAAAAGTTTAGTGTCTAATGCATCATTTACTCTACGAGGAAATGATGGTGGTAGTGAAATTGATATGTTGGCATTTGATGTAGCCGGTGGTGGAGACGCAAGATTTAGACAAGATGTTATTGCATTCTATTCATCAGACAAAAGACTTAAAGACAATATCGTTCGTATAGAAAATCCATTAGAAAAGGTTGGTAAAATAGGTGGTTATACATTTGATTGGAACGACAATCAAGAAACTTATACAGGAAAAGATGTCGGTGTAATCGCACAAGAAATCCAAGAAGTTCTACCAGAACTCGTAACCGAAAGAGATAATGGATACTTAGCAGTCAAGTATGAAAAAATCGTTCCATTATTAATCGAATCAATCAAAGAATTAAAACAAGAAGTTGATGATATCAAACAAAAATGTGATTGTTTGAACAAATAGTTTTATATTTATTACTAAACAAAAACAGGAGTTATAATGGCAAAAAAATCTAAAACAATAAAATTCACAAAAACCGAAATGGAAGCATTGAATAATTTAAAAGGTGCTTATTCATTTATTGAATCTTCATTGGGTAATTTAGAAATTCAACGTTTAACAACTGAACAAGCATTAGAATCTATCGAAACTAAAAAAATTCGTTTAGAAGCTCAATATGTTCAAGAACAAGCAAATGAATCTAAATTACTTAGTCAATTAAATGAAAAGTATGGTGCAGGTAATTTAGACATAAATACTGGTGAATTTACACCATATAAGTAATTATTTTACCCAATCAAAGCATTTTGGGAGTTAAGGATTATATTTATAGTAGTATAATTATCCACAAGATAGTAAAAATAGGAGAAAGAAAATGGCCGAACGAATAGTAAGCCCTGGTGTTTTCACCAGAGAAAAAGATTTATCTTTCTTGCCTGAAGGAATAGGGGAAATTGGAGCAGCATTAATCGGACCAACAGATATGGGTCCAGCATTTGTTCCAACCGCAATTAGAAATTTAGGTGAGTTTGAGAAAATTTTCGGAAAAGAAAATCAAGATTTTTATGTTCCTTTCACTGCAAAACAATATTTGAAAAGTGCAGGAACCGTAACAATCGTGAGAGTTTTACATTTAGGAGGATATGCAAACGATAGTGTTGTGTTGACCATTAGTGGTTCACAAGGACACAAAGTCGCTGCAGTTCTAAAACCTTCAAGGGGTGCAACAGACCCAGACGCAGTAGATTTGACTGGTACTACAAGTGCTTCACTTAGTGTTCCAGGTGGAACCAAAGACTCATTTGTATTGAATGTTGATGCAAATAACGCAGGAAGTACATCAGCGTTTACATTATCATTTGATTCAAGTTCAGCAAACTACATAACAAAAGTATTTAGTGAAAATGCACAAGATACAAAACAACCACTTTATGTGTATTCTAATTTCCAAAACACAACAAATGCTGCATCAGCAGCTGACATTGTGAAAATAGCAGCAACTGGTAGTACGGTTCAAGAAGACGAGGCATTTAACTTTGACTTCAAAGTAGCACATACACCAGCTATTCAATCACAATTAGTAAATGGAGCAAGAACTTCATTGTTTAGAGTTGCTACATTAGCACACGGAACTAACCAGAATACTAAATATCGTATTGGTGTATCAAATGTTAAGAGAGCAGTTGATGTAGCCGGTAGTGATTATGGTTCGTTTGATTTACAAGTAATCGTAAATAACCCAGGTCAAAATGATGACGGAATCGTATTAGAAAACTTTTCTAATCTAAACCTTGACCCAGATTCTGATAACTATGTAGTTAGAAGAGTTGGTGATAGATTTATCACGATTGACTCAAATGGTAAGTTAACCACTAATGGTGATTATCCAAATGAATCATCTTACATTAGAATAACTGGTCCGACAATTACAAGTGTTTCAACAGAAGCATCTTCATTGAGAGACTTAGAAGCTATACCAGAGGAATTAGTTCCTATGGGATTTGGAGCAGTATTGCAACCAAACCTTATTCAAACAGTAAGTGCTTCATATAGTGGTTCACATTCGGACGCATCTATGCCAAGTGCTTCATATGTTGGAACAACAAGTGGTACTGGACAGAAAAACTCTCGTGGAACATACGACCAAAATGTATATTATGGTTTTGATTTCGCAAGTGTTGATAGTAAACAATACTTAGCACCATTACCAACAGGTGCAGTAGTCGGTAACAATATCACAATGAGTTTAGAAGACGCATTCGGTAATGACGACGCATCAACATTGGGAGCAACATACGCTAGTGGAACGCAAAACTTAGCATTAGGAGTTGCAGACCACAGACAATTGAAGTTTGCAGTTCCTTTCCAAGGTGGATTTGATGGTTCAGACCCAGCATTGGAAAACAAAAAAGGAACAGACATTACATCAACCAACACACAAGGATTTGATTTATCAAGTGCAAGTGCAAGTGGTTCAGTAGCATACAAAAGAGCTATAAATGCAGTGTCTAATCCAGATGAATTTGATATTAACTTGTTAGCAATTCCAGGTGCTATTCATCAATTACATTCAAGTGTAACAAACCATGCAATTGATAAGATTGAAGATAGAGCAGATTGTTTCTTTATCTTAGATGGTTCACAATACGGAAGAACAATACAAGGAGCTATTGATGATGTAAAAACATTAGATAGTAATTATGTAGCTACATATTATCCTTGGGTTAAGATTCTTGATGAGAACAAAAACAAACCTACTTGGGTTCCACCTTCAGTAGTTCTACCAGGTGTTTATTCAAACAATGATAGAATTGGACAAGAGTGGTTCGCACCAGCAGGATTGAATCGTGGTGGTTTAACAGAAGTATTAGAAGCACAAACAAGACTAACCAACTTGGAAAGAGATGATTTATACGAAAATCGTATTAATCCTATCGCAACTTTCCCAGGTCAAGGTGTAGTAGTGTTTGGACAGAAAACACTTCAAGGTAAACCAAGTGCATTAGACAGAATCAATGTAAGAAGATTATTGATTAACTTGAGAAAGTTCATCGCATCATCTTCAAGATTCTTAGTCTTTGAACAAAACACAACAGCTTTAAGAAACAGATTCCTAAACATAGTGAATCCATATCTTGAAGAAGTTCAAGCAAATTCAGGTCTAACTGCTTTCAGAGTAGTTATGGACGATTCAAACAACACACCAGATGTTGTTGATAGAAATCAATTAGTTGGTCAGATATTTATTCAACCAACAAGAACAGCTGAATTTATTGTATTGGACTTTGTAGTTCAACCAACAGGCGCAGCATTCCCTGAATAATAGGAATATTGATTAAGAAAAACCCCCGATAATCTCGGGGGTTTTTTGTTATGATAATGGGAATAAAATTTGAGAGTTTAACCACCTAACTCACAAGGGTTGTTTCTAATCTCGTGAAACACTACATAACCCTTTCGGTTCCAAATTTGTAGTCACCGAAAACCCACGACTCAATAGGTTCTTACGATTACGATATTAACACCTATTTAGGATAAATAGCAAATGTGTCAGCGTATTCAGCCAATGTATTATATTGACTTCTATGATAACCATATTGTGGCTTGCTACCACCACGATATCTAATTCTATAATTACCAGTCATCATCATTTCTCTAATAACTGGATTAAATCTAAATTCCATAGGAATACCTTTGTAAAGAGCTACCTCACCAGGAGTAGTATTGTTGTAATTTTCAACATTTAATCTTGGTTGATTTTGATTAGCTTCATACAATTCCATAGGATTGTGGTTATATTGATAGACATTCATAGTAAATGTCCTATTATTAAAACCAAAATCTCTTGGAACAAAAGTATCTTGGTAATTTCTCGGTTGAATTGTTGTATTTTCAGTCATTTCGTTTTCCTTTATCATTATCATAACACTATAATATACAAATACTATTTGTAAATGTCAAGCTTTTTTTTTAATTATTTTCTTCAAAGAGTTCTTCTTCACAATCATCACAAAGGAAAAAGCCGTCTATTTCAACGCCACACTCTTCACATATTATCTCATCAATCATACTATAATATAGTTATTCCTAATGACAAAGTCAAGCTTTTTATTATAAAACTTCAATAAAACTTCTAAAACTATATCACATTTGATATACACTTTTTTTGATTTTGTTATATTTATTACTGAATAGAAAAAAATTATAGGAGAATTCAAGTGGCTTTTGCAGACCCAAACGAAATATTTTTTACACCTTTTGAACCTAAGATGAAAAATAGGTTTATTATGGAGATAGACGGAATACCGGCATATCTCGTTAAAACAATGGCAAGGCCATCAATCGCCTTCGATACAGTTACTTTGGACCATATCAATGTTAAAAGATATGTAAAAGGTAAAGCATCTTGGCAACCAATTGAAGTAACTTTATATGACCCAATCGTTCCATCAGGAGCACAAGCAGTCAATGAGTGGATTAGACTACACCACGAATCAGTAACAGGTGTTGACGGATACTCATCAGAATATAAAAAAGATATTACTTTCAATCTATTAAGTCCTAATGGAGAAAAGATTGAACAATGGATAATTAAAGGTGCTTTCTTA